CAGTTTCTCTGGAACTACTTTCTCCGGCGGCATGTCTCCCTCCCAGAAAAACTGGAACCCAAGATGTATAGAAAAGTTAAAGAATTTTTCACTAGGTGGACTTTTTGGGTCTGGCGGCACGGTGACGGTTGAGTGTCTAGACTTTAACGAATCTATGGAAAAGCATAAAAATCTTTTCGCATATATGGATCCACCTTATCTTTTAGATAATTCTACTTTATATGGTGACCGAGGAAGCACTCATAAAGATTTTGATCATATGCAATTCTATAATAGAGTAAAAGATATGACTGGTAGGTGGGCGATTTCATATAACGACCACCCAGAACTACTGGAACTCTACAAGGACTATAATATACACACCCCAACATGGAGATATTCTATGAAATCAAAGGGTGGGTGTAAGGAGTCCTACGAAATATTGATTACCAATTACTGATTCTATTAAGGACTTGACAAGAGTCCTCCTTTGAGGTATACTACACCTATGAACATCTTCGTACTTGATAAAAATCCAATTAGAGCAGCAAAGATGGCGTGTGATAAGCATGTCGTAAAAATGATTTTAGAGTCAGCACAGATGCTGTGTTCGGTTCACCCAGAGGGATCCGCTCCCTACAAAAGATCTTTTTACAACCATCCATGTACAAAGTGGGTTCGTGAATCCGACGCAAATTATGATTGGTTAGTTGAACACGGACTTGCCCTGTGTCGAGAGTATACTTGTCGATACCTGAAGCACCATAAGAGTGAAAAAGTAATCGAATGGTGTGATGAAAACCGACCACAACTTCCTTATCTTGGACTCACCCCACACCCAACGTGTATGCCTGATAAGTACAAGGTTAAATGTGCTGTAGAATCGTACAGAAATTATTACAATGGTGAAAAAGCATATTTTGCCAAATGGAAGAATGTTGATACACCCACTTGGTTTACAGGAGTATTTCAATGAAACATGAAACAGTGTTGGTCACTGGTGGTGCAGGGTATATTGGATCACATGCGGTACATGCTCTGCTTGCATCAGGCAGAAAAGTTATTGTTATTGATAGAGATCCGGTGGCATGTGAGAATTTAAGAAAGACATTTTCTCGAAGGAAGAATAAACCACAGATACACAATTGTGACATTGATAATGATGTCTGGGTCAATGGTATTCTTCAAAACGAAAAACCAACGGCAGTGATGCATTTTGCCGCAGATATTTGTGTTCCAGAGTCTGTTCAGAAACCCTTGAAGTATTATAATAATAATACAGCGAAGACTATTAGTTTCATAGACAAACTAGTAAGGAACGGGGTTTACCGATTTATTTTCTCAAGCACTGCCGCAGTCTATGGTATGCCCCAGAATGCAGACAACATTGTAGAGAAAACACTATGTCAACCAATCAACCCATACGGTCAATCCAAATTAATGGTTGAACATGTTCTCAAGAAGATTTCCGATTCTATTCCTGCTTTTGAGTATACTTCTTTTAGATACTTTAATGTTGCAGGATCCCACATTGACGGAAAACTTACCGATGCACGGTGGACAGAGAAACTTAACGTAGTCCCTACTTTCATTTCTCGTATTCTTAGCGGTAGTCAGATCTATGTGTATGGGACAGATTATAATACTCCAGATGGAACTGCTATTCGTGATTATATTCATCCGGAAGATATCATTTCCGCACACATGATCGCACTTGACGCAGATGCTACCGGTGTTTATAATCTTGGGTCTGGTCAAGGATTTTCTGTTTGGAATGTAATTGAAAATTTTGTTTCTGTCACAGGAGAGGAATTGGATGTGATACATAAACCACGGAGGACAGGAGACCCTGAAATTATAATTGCAAACTCTGATAAGTTCAGAAATCTTACAGGATGGGAACCAAAATATACACTAAAGGAAATGGTTGCCACTGCATGGAAGGCGTATGGTAAATGAAAATGAAACGTGATTATATTAAAAAGGCGTATGGTGCAGAACCAACTTGGGATAAAGACATTCCACTCGAAGAGGTAGATGCAGGAGATGTTCTATCTTCAATCAACTGGTATGTCACTACATCAGATAAGAGAAACTACAAGAAGTGGACTCTTGAGTGGATGAAGGACAAGAGAAGTTCTTGGACAGATGAAGATATTGATTTCGCAAAAAGATCTTCTCTAAAAGAATTTAGATCATATGGTCACTACTGTAGAATGCTCTCCCGTGGTTTCCCACACATTAACCAACTCACCGAGGTTGTTGAAAGTTACATCACCAAACTAATTTCTCTTGGTAAGACTAAGAAAGAGTCCCGTGCGGATAAGGTTGTGATTTCTCCACAAGAGAGAATGAAAAATCAAGTTACGGAACTTGCAGGAGAGATGATGGGTCTATGTGACTCGGTAAATGAATCTCTCATGAACAAGACGGATGACTACAAGAAGATTAACATCTACAAGTGGTTGGGTCAAAACAATGTTGGTTATCGCCAAGCAGAAATGCTTTCTTTGGTTTTCGCTCCTGCACTAGCAGAACTGGATGAACTTCTGAAGGGTGAGGATGAGCAACTGATGGAGGGTTATTCTTATCTTGGTAAAAGACAACAGAAACAACTTCATAAATTTATGAACGGTCTTGTTTCTGATTGTATGCGATACCATGCTGACAATAAAACAACCCGGAAAAAGAGAAAGATTGATCCGAAGAAGGTCGTTTCTAAGGTACAATATGAAAAGACTTCTAAGGAGTTTGGAATCAAAAGTGTTGATCCTGTCGATATATTAGATTCTTCAAAAGTCGTAGTTTATAGTACCAAGTACAACACTTTGAGTGTATACTATGCATGTGTAGGACAGACCCTCTCGATCAAGGGAACTACCATTCAGAACTTTGATGAGGATAAGTCTGAGTCTCGAACAATCAAGAAACCAAAGGACATTATTAAAACAATTAAGAACCAGAGTACACTTGATAAGGTTTGGAACTCTCAGCACAGTATGATCAAGACTCCAAACGGAAGACTAAACGCAAACACAGTAATTTTGAAAGTTTTTTAAATGATTCTCCTCGATACGAACCAGTTGTTTCTCGCCTCTTATTTTGTACACCGAAAACTTCACGAAGAACTAGACGAACATATGCTCAGGCATTTGTTTCTGAACACTATTCGTATGTACAGAAAACAATTCAAGGATGATTACGGAGAAGTAGTTCTCTGTCTTGAGTCTTCTGATTGCTGGAGGAAAGAAGTTTTTCCAAACTACAAGGCAAACAGAAAGAAGAAAGTCAAGGATGATTCTCATGACTGGAATCAGGTCTTTGGATTGTTTGAACAATATCTTTCCGAGATCAGTGAAGTGTTTCCTTACATGCAACTTCGCGTACCTCATACAGAAGCAGATGATATCATTGCCGTAGTGTGTCAGCAGTTCCACTGTGATGAAAAGATTATGATCTTGTCTAACGATAAAGACTTTATGCAACTACAAAGGTATCCTTCAATTAAACAATATAGTCCGATCAAGAAGGAATTGCTTGAGTGCAGGAACCCTAAAGATTTTCTACTAGAACATATTCTAAAGGGCGATGCTTCTGATGGTATTCCTAATATTCTATCTGACGGAGATACCTTTATTGTCGATGGCAAGAGGCAGAAACCAGTTGGAAAGAAGCGAATGATGCAAATGATTTCTGATGGCAAACTTTCGCAAATGGAAAATTGGAAACGTAACCAAACACTGGTTGACTTTACTTGTATTCCTGATACAATACGAGATGAAATCATCAGGACATATAAGAATGAAAAAAGTATTCGAGAAAATCAACGACAAGAAATTAAGATCCGTCCGGGTCAGGGACTATTCAGTAATGCATCAAATTTCCTCTTGGAGAAGAAGTTGAATAATTTACTAGATCTGGCAGGCGATTTTGTATGAAAAAGAAAAAGAAGGATCGTCCCCGTGAAGGTGAAGGTCGTTTCGATGACCACGACTATCATGGATATTACAAGTCCGCTAGAAAAAGTGAAAAGCGGAATCGAAGACATAACGCAAAGAACAATGTACGAGACATTGCCAAAGGGGGATTGACCCCCGAGGAATATGAGGATTACTATCACAATGACGACAACTGAAATGACAACCAAAATGAAACTATCAAAACAATCAATCGACATTCTAAAAAACTTCAATGGAGTTAATTCAAATCTCCATATCGTTCCCGGTAGGGATCAGGTTACTGTTTCTCCCATGAAGAACATCATGGTCGAAGCAACATTCGAGGAAGATTTTCCTTCCGAGTTTGCTATCTGGGATCTGAGTAAGTTCCTCGGAACAATTTCTTTGTTCGAGGATCCTGAACTAGAATTTCACGACAAGCATGTAACCATCTCTAGTGGTTCTACTGATGTTGTGTATCACTATGCAGAACCAAAACTCGTCAAGGGTTGTAGACCCGACCGAGAATTTAATATGCCAGAAACCGTTGTTCACTTTGATCTCTCAAACAGAGAATTTGTTGAACTACAACGTGCGTCTGCTGTTCTCCGTCTTCCTGATCTTTGTATTACGGACAACGATGGATCTATCGATCTCATCTCGATGGACAAGAATGATGTAACCAGTAACCGTTACTCCATCACCGTTTCAGAAGAAGCACCTGATGCTTCTTTCAAGATGTATCTTAAGAGTGAATATCTTAAGTTGCTCCCCGGTGATTACTCGGTCGCTATCTCAGACAAGGTTGTGAGTCGTTTCACAAATAACGATATCAATCTTACTTATTACATTGCTCTTGACTCGGACTCCGTATACAATGGTTGAAACTATGACAGAAGAATTCTTGTGGGTTGAAAAGTATCGCCCCCAGACAATTGAAGATTGCGTTCTACCTGAAGAACTAAAAAAGTCTTTCATGGAAATCGTCGAGAGTGGGGAGATGCAGAATCTCCTCCTCTCTGGCGGTCCCGGTTGTGGTAAGACTACCGTTGCAAGGGCATTGTGTGATGAACTAGATTGTGATCATATCGTAATCAACTGTTCAGAAGACGGAAACATCGATACACTTCGTACAAAGATCCGAAACTTTGCCAGTACAATTTCTCTATCCGAACGGAAGAAGGTTGTAATTCTAGATGAGTTTGATTATTCAAATGCTCAGTCCACACAACCAGCACTTCGTGGTTTTATCGAAGAGTTTTCAAAGAACTGTCGATTTGTTCTGACTTGCAATTACAAGAACAGGATTATCGAACCACTTCATTCACGATGCACATGTATCGACTTCCGTTTTGGTGCGAACGAGAAGAAGCAATTGATGCCTTCATTCCTGAACCGTATTGAGTTTATTCTGAATGCAGAAGGTGTCGGTTACGACCAGCGAGTTATTGCCAAGTTGATCACTCGATATGCTCCAGACTGGAGACGTATTATCAATGAATGTCAACGCTATGCAGTCGGGGGCGATATTGATGTGGGTGTTCTCTCCGAGTCGGGCGATGTTAAGGTCGTAGAATTGATGAAGTATCTTAAAGACAAGGATTTCACCAGCGTCCGTAAGTGGGTCTCTACCAATATCCACAATGACCAGAGTCTAATCTTCCGGAAGATCTATGACTGTCTTTATGAAAAGATGCAACCGCAGTCTATTCCAAGTGCAGTTCTGATTCTCGCAGATTACCAATACAAGGCAGCGTTTGTTGCTGATGCCGAGATTAATCTCACCGCATGTCTTACTAATATTATGATGGAGTGTGATTTAAAATGACCCATTCTCAGTTTGGACAAGACGATACGATTTTACAAATATTTGATGGTATATCAGATGGATATTTTTTAGATGTGGGCGCACATTCGATAGGAGAAGATACTCTTCTCTTGGAGGAACTTGGGTGGTCTGGAATTTGTATTGAACCACTAGACGAAGAATTCACCACACTGGCAAGTAAACGAAAATGTATCTGTAAAAATATTTGCGTCGGAGATATGGATGGTGAAGTTGAATTTGCATCAAATAAAGGTTACACTTCTGCTCTGAGTGGGGTCGTTGAATATTATTGTGACGCTCACAAGGAGAGAATTGCATCTGAAATTAGTCAGATGGGAGGGGAGGTAAACGTAGGTAAGAAAGAAATGAAAACACTATCAACCCTCCTTGATGAAGAAAATGCTCCCACCCACATTGAGTTGCTAAAGATAGATGTAGAGGGCGGGGAATATGCTGTTCTTTCTGGCATAGACTTTTCAAAATATACTTTTGATCTGATTACGATTGAAGGAAATTATCAAGAAGAAGTTGAAAGGTGTGTTGAATTACTTGGAGAAAAAGGATATACTCCGTTTACACAAGTTGGAATAGATATTTTCTTTGGAAGACAAGATGAATCTGAGTGAAGTTCTAAATTCAGTCAACTATAATAAAGAGGACATATTTCAAGATCTGCCCGATGTGACAGAGAAAGAATATGTTCCCTTTGTTGTTAACAAGTGCTTATCATATTTTCCTGACACAATTATACAGGCAAACAACATGAATATGCATCATGGTATTGATCCCAAGATGCAATACCACTATTTGAAAAATTCTATCAGGAAGAGGAAGAGATTTTCCAAGTGGAACAAATCGACAACTCCTGAGAATATTGAACTTGTCAAGAAGCACTATGGATATTCTAATCAAAAAGCAGAAGATGCACTTAGAATCCTCACTCACAAGCAGTTAGAACACCTTGAAAACCTACATAAAGGAGAATCGTAATGATTTAATTTAACAAGGTGAAAAATATGGATGAGAAAATAGAAGTTGAAGATCTCATCGAGGTAACTTTAAACTCCGATGAAGATTTTCTAAAGGTGAAGGAAACACTAACAAGAATTGGTGTTGCCTCACGGAAAGACAAAAAGTTGTATCAGTCGTGTCATATTCTCCATAAACGAGGAAAATATTATATCGTACACTTTAAGGAACTTTTTTCTTTAGATGGTCTTAGGTCTGATTTTTCTGAAGAGGATGAGGGAAGAAGAAACGCTATTGTTGGATTGT